GTACACCGCCGTCGTGACCGGTGGGGCAGCGAACGCTACCCTCGCCGCCACAGGTGTCCTCGCCACCGACACCGTCAAGTCGGCGATCTACCACAACACGACGACGCCGGACGTCACCGATGTCACCGCCGACACCACCATCGTCGGCGACGACGAGGTGGCTGTCGACGCCGACACCTCGGACGGCAAGGTCGTCCTCGTCGTGCGCCGGGCGCCCGGCACCTGACAGTCCCGGTCACTTCCTGTGACCGATCCGCAGTAGGAGATAGAGCCGGGGGTCGCCATGCCCCCGGCTTCTCCGCCCCCACGAAAGGACCCATCATGGCCCAGTCCGTCCTCGTCGCCGCGCACAGCTACACGCTCGTCTCTCCCGATGGGAAGCAGAAGACCGTCGTCAAGCGCGGCCAGTCCATCGACAACCTCGATGAGAACGACCAGCAGTACCTGCGGTCGAAGTCGATCACCCCGCCCGTCGTCGACGACAGCCATCCGGTCATCGGCCGCGTGCCGCTGTTCCACCCGATGGTGGACGACGACGTCAAGGGCGAGGCCACGGTGGAGAAGCTCCAGGTTGCGCCGACGCCGGCCAACCCGTACGCACACCAGGCGCCCGTCCAGCGCGAGCAGGTGACCGTCTCGGTTGCCTCCGCCGCGCCCGCAGTCGAGGCGCCCGCCGCCCCGCCCGCACCCACCGCCGAGGCGCCCGCCGCCCCGGAGGTACCGCCCGTGCCGCAGGCTCCTCGCAGCCGCCCGGCCGAGTGATCCACACGAAGCACTGAAATCTCGGGAGCAGAAGTCGTGACCTACGTCTCCAACGATGACCTGCGAAGCACCTCGCTGCTTCGTGTCGTACAGGACGCGGATGACGACACGCTGGACGGTTGGACCGAAATCGCTCGGTCCGAAATCGACCAGTTCTGCTCCCGAGATTTTGTCTTCGAGCCCGGTGTCACCCGTGACATCTTCGTGACGTCTCCGCTCATCGTCCTGGACAAGGAGGTGAGCAACATCACGTCCGTCATCTCCTCGTCGGCGGATGGCACCCTCCTGGGCCCCGTCGACTTCGCCACGCAGCTTCGCGTCATGTCGCCCGGCAACCGGCAGATCCGCTACCCCGGCATGACCAGCCCCGCGCGGCCGTACCCGATTCCGCCGCGCATCCTCGCCATCACCGCCGACTGGGGAACCGTCACGCCGCCCAGCGCCGTGGTGACTGTCTTCAAGCAGCTCGTCGACCGCATCGCGGCCCAGTCCCACGAGGACGACGTGCTCCAGATCAACGCGCCCTACGCCAAGCAGGACGACGGCGACGGCTACAACTACGACCTCGGCAACGGGACGCTCCGCAACCTGCTGCGTCCCCAGGACCGAGCCAAGCTGTGGAAGCACGTCAACCACGGCCGCGTGGTGGCGTAGTGGGACGCGCCCACTTCTTCACCGACCGCGCCATCGTGGTGCGTCCCGAGGTCGAGGAGTCGTACGGCGTCAAGTCGGCGCCCACCGACGTCGAGCTGGGGGACTGGATTCCCTGCCGCCTCCGCGAGCCCTCGGGTGACACCGATTTCGAGACGTCGCGCCACGAACTCCAGCCGACGCACACGCTGCACTTCGACGTCAAGGACATCTCCGGCCGCCGGGTCCACCTGCGGCAGTCCGACACGCTCCGCATCTACCAGCGGATCGACGGCTACTGGGTGCAGTTCGACCAGCCCTTCCGCATCCTCGGCACGATCCAGCCGAAGCGACGGCGCACACGGTTGGTGTCCTACACCGCTGACCTGTACGCGCCCGAGGTCGAATACTGACATGGGCTCGCTCAAGGGCTCGTTCGGAAAGTTCCTCCAGCACCAGGCCAAGACCGCACCGGGCATGACCAAGCGTGGTACGGAGAGCAGCCTGGCTCGCATGAAGGAGTCCATCGAGGAAGTCACCCCGGTCCGCACCGGCAAGCTCAAGCGGTCGATCAGGAAGACCAAGGTGAAGCGTCGAGTCGATGGTCGGCTGGGTTGGGAGGGGGAGGTGTACTCCAAGCTCTCGTACACATACGTGGTGAACACCGGACGCAAGGCCGGCAAGATCACGGCGGGTCCCGGCAAGTTCTTCGTGGTCGGCGGCAAGCGCGTCAAGACGATCAACCAGACCGCGTTCGCTGGTCGCCGCATGTTCGAGAAGGGCGCGTTCATCTTCTCGCGCGAGCACGGCACCGCAGTCCTCGTCGAGGTGGGCGAGGCGTGGATCGCAGCGTCTATGCTGAAGACAGGCGCAGGCAAGGGCTAGGCGGAGGGCTAGGACATGCCGGACCAGGCGATCACAGGAAGCATCACGGGGAGCAGCGTTCAGCCGGGCCAGCTCACGCTGCTCGACGACCTCAACGCCGTCCGCATGTTCATGCACGGTTCGCTGCTCGACCCGAAGTCGTACATCCTTCAACGCGAGCGCGGCACCTTCGAGCGGCCCACGTTCCTCATCCAGTCGCTCAACCAGGCGTGGCTGCCAGGTGGTCAGTACGCCGGCTCCGTCGACCACAACTTCCTCGTCGAGTTCTACTCGGACACCTACGAGGAGGCGATGCTCGTCGCGGGCGACCTCCTGCTGCTGTTCGGCTCGTCGCCCGGCGGCCTCGTGCTGCCGTACTACGACTTCTCCGTCGAGCCGGCCGAGGTCATGTACGACCGGTGGTGGGAGGAGAACGCCGGCTTCCCGCCGAACTCCGTGAAGCGCATGGGTCTGCGGGTGATGCCGGACACGGTGGTCATCAACAGCGAGCAGGAGCAGAACGAGGTGGCGATGCTCCAGCAGTGGACGGTCAGCATGACGTTCCGCGCTCTCGCACCTCGCGTTCTGTTCGACGTGAACGACCCGGTCCAGGCTGGCCAGGTCCTGCGCGAGGTCAAGCTGACGGGCTTCCTCACGGGCTCGTCCGCTGGCTTCGTCTCGGCATGATGGTCGACTCGCCTAGCCTCTCGACGGCAATCGAGCCTAGCCCTTGTTGTGCGTACACGACCAGTGCGTGTACCCTGTGAGCAGGCGAGGGACACTGTCCCATCGCCCGACGTCTAGGAGAACAGCGGTGGGTACCCAGCCGAAGAAGTCAGCCGGAGCGAAGACGCGCAAGCGGAACGCAACCGCGCAGCCGAAGACAGAGGCCGCCCAGGTCGATGTCGACGTGACCGAAACGGACGCCGACACGCCGGTCGAGACGGAGCAGGTGAAGGCCCCCGTGGTCGTCCCGCGCCGGAGCGCCGACGAGTGGGAGGGCCTCTCGCGGACCGTCCTCAACGTCAAGCCCAGCATCCTTCGACTGACCCTCGCCGGTCACGCCGAGGGACGAAAGTACACCGAAGACGAGATTCGTCGGTTGATCCAGCGTAAGCTGGGTGAGCCAGCCTGACCAAGGTCTAGGGGACCTTGTCGGTTCCGCTCTAGGAGGACATCACATGCCCGGCTCCTTCAACCCCAGCCAGCCGTCCAACCGGCCCGGTCTGTACGTTCGCTTCGTCACGAAGGCGAACGACGCACTCCAGACGCAGGAGGGTGACACCGTCGCCCTCCCGATCCGCGCCCAGTGGGGCCCGGTCGGTGTCGTGACTTCGATCACGTCCGAGCGAGTGCTCAACAACGTCTTCGGGCAGCAGGGCACCGGCTGGCTCGTCGCGGATGCACTCCGTGGCGGCGCTGGCGAGGTGCTCGCGTACCGCATGGCGGACAACACGGCGGCCAAGGCTGCTGGTGCTGCTGCCGCATCGGGCGCTGCGTCCGGCATCGCGCTCACCGCGATCTACGAGGGCACGCTCGGCAACTCGATCCAGCCGCAGGTCAGCGAGTACCTGCCCGACCCGACCAAGGACATCTTCCGACTCCTCGCCTCGGGCGTCGAGCTGGAGAAGTTCGTCTACGCCAACGCGGACATCGACGGCCTCGTGACGCGACTCAACAACGAGTCGGCCTACGTCACGGCGACCTCCTTCGCAGTGCCGTCGACGCTCCTCGCGCACACGACCGGCGCAGCCCTCACGGGCGGCAACGACGGTGCGGCAACGCTCCAGACCTACACGGACGCGCTGGCCGCGTTCCAGGGCGCGGGCGACTTCGAGGTCATCTCGGTGGACTCGGTGGCTACGGCCGTCAAGGAGGAGTTCATCGACTGGGTCCGCGAGCAGAACGAGGCGGGCAACTACCTCCACGGCGTGTTCGGGGCGCCCATCGGCTCCATCGCAGCCGCTGCGCTCCTCGACGCGCTCGACTGGTCGCAGCGGGCGCAGAACGAGCACCTCGTCAACGTCGGTGGCGTCAACGTCGTCGACCGCTCGGGCCCCGACCCGGCGCGCGGTGCTACGCAGATTTACGGCGGGGCGGAGAAGGCAGCGTACGTCGCTGGCCTCATCGCCAACGCTCGCATCTCGCGCGGCATCACCTACCGCTCGCTCGGCGCCGAGACGGACGTCCACCTCCCGCTCGACGACGGTGAACTCCAGGCCGCGCAGGACGGCGGTGTGCTCACCTTCGCCAAGCGCCAGGGTGTCGCCAAGGTCGAGAGCGCGGTGACGACCTTCACCGACTACACCCCGGAGAAGGACTCGACGTTCTCGCAGATCCGCGCCGTCCGCGTGATGGAGCAGATCGGCCGCGACTTCGAGGCCATCGTCGGCGACGGCTTCATCGGCGTGAAGAACAACACGCCGGAGACGCGCAACGCACTCCTCAAGGCCATCGACGGCTACCTGGAGCAGCTCGCCGCCGTCGGCGCTGTGCTGCCCGGCTACATCGTGGAGCTGGACCCGACGCAGGACAGCGTGTCCGGTCAGTCCATCTTCATCCAGGTGCAGCTCCAGTTCGGCCCCGAGCTGCTGCGCGTGTTCCTCACGCTCACGGCCCCGACCCGCATCGTCTAGGCCCACACGACCTAGCCGTCACTTCGTACCGCCCCACCTCACCCCCAGGAGAACACCATGCCCGGCAATACCCAGCGCAACCCGTACGGGTCCGAGCGGTCGATCTACGGTCGCGCGGGCAAGGTCTACCTCGATGGGGACTGGGTCGCAACCGCGACCGAGGTGTCCGCGACGATCACCGTGGACAACATGGAGATTCGTCGTGCCGGCGACTACTGGCTGCGCCACAAGGCGGGCCAGATCACCGGCGAGGGCTCCATGTCCATCGAGAAGGTCAACTCGACCTTCGAGCGGGAGTTCATCGACTACATCAACAGCAACGAGACGGCCATCCGGTCGTACGTGCTCCAGATGACGCTCGATGACCCCGGTATGCCGAACCCGGAAATCGTCACGCTCCAGGAGGTCACCTTCTGGAGCACGCCGGTCGGGTTCAGCATCGACGACATCGTCACCCGCGACCTGGACTTCAACTTCTACGGCATCTCGCTCGACGAGGCCATCGGCGACCTGCCTGCGGGCACGTTCTAACCGACGCTCCCCGAGCGGGGTAGGGGGAGCGGATCAACGAGGGGAGCGGCCTACGGGTTGCTCCCCTCGTCGCGTTCCTACCTAGCACTTTCGGCTTGCACTCACCTAGCCCTTCGTGTAGGCTCCACAGCACGATCCCGGACCCCCGTCCCCGTACATGAAAGGTGGCGTGATGACCACGCAGCCCGACCCCTCCGCTCCGAAGCCCGAGAGCACCCTCGACATCGCCGACAAGGTGCATCGCATGAGCGCCCAGGCCGACCAGCGTGCCGCTGCGCGTGAAGCCGAGGAGGGCGAGGACCTCGAAGGCTTCGCCGGCCTCGACGACGACGATGCCCTCGACCTGCTCCTCGCGGCCGAGCCCGCCGAGCAGCGCCAGACCGTCGTGCTGCCGCCTCGCAAGGGCACCACGAAGGAACTCACGCTGGAGCTTCGCTCCATCACGGAGTCCGAGTGGGACGAGATTCGCAACCAGGCGGAAATCACCCGCCCGGCTGCGAACCGAGCCCAGCGCCGCAGCAAGCGTGCCAACGACGAGCCCGAGATGAACAACGCGCTCATGGCTCGCCTGCTCGTGAAGAAGGCGACGGTCAACGTCGACTGGAACAACTCCCAGCTCCGTGCGAAGTTCAAGGCGCAGGCCGGCGAGGACGTCGTCAAGGCCCTCCTGCTCTACGGTGAGGTCGCCAACCTCGCGCAGATCGTCATGGAGATTTCCGGCTTCGAGGAGGACCTCATCCAGCTCGTGGGGGAAGGATAAGGGCTGGG